AAAGAAATGATGAAGTCTTACCCCAAGCAGCCTTACGCTAATTGCGGGGAATACAAGGACGACATGGCAGGCATTGATGCTTTCAATCGCGAAATGGTCGGAAAGCTACAGAAGCAAAAAAAGAATTAATCTCACCCTAGGGTCTGGCTCATGTCAGGCCCGTTTCATTACTAATTTATGAAATCATTTATATCGCTAAAGAACATCTTAATATCCTTTGAACAAGTAGCTATGCTTGAGCGTAAACAGGATCGAATAGGCCTACTCGTTAATGGAGAATGGCTTTGGATGATTTACGAAACAGACGAGGATTTACAAAACGAATGGCACAGATTGCAGAACATGATGCAGCAGAAAGTAGCATTTCGCCCAGCAAAGATACAGTAGGCAAAGCAGCTACCGATCTCGCTGCAAAGCCAGATGAAAAGATTACCGGCGTTGACATTCAGCGTGAAGCTGACAAGGAATATTTCTCAGAAATAGAGAAGTGTGTTAACGGTGAAAATGTCCGCGATTGGAATGATCCATTCCACGTGGTGGTGCAAATGACAAAACTACCCTACCTACCAAATGTTGTGCGGCGGCGGTTCTTCGCGCGCCGCACTTTGCCGCAGCCACAGCCAGATCAAACGGTATGGAGGTACTTCCCCAACTCAGCTGATATGCAACTGCTTTGGGCGCTCCCAGACTTAGAGTCGATTAACCATATTTCATGGAACCGTCACAGGCTCGGTCTTGAATATCAAGATATCGGGCAAATGGTGGTTGATTATTTAGAGAAAAAGCTCTACAAAGATAATCTTCCTAGTGGAGAAATAGAGTCTGAGTAATTCATTTTCTTCTTCTAAAGATGTGATGAACCCCGTTCCGGCGGGGTTTTTTTTATGCCTATATGGTGAACATTAGGCAAACATGGACAAAAATAACTAAAAAAGTACATATTGAAGCTGTCTTTAGGACGCAACCCAGCGTAACGGGTCTAGAGGCATTGCTGTAACGGGATTCGCAACCCCACAGGGGATTTAATGCAGGAAGAAAATACAGACGTAGTTGGTGAAGTCGTCGCTCCCACTGAACAGAACCCCCAAAACATTGCACAGCCGCAGGAGACACAGTCTGACAAGGACTATAATTTTGCTCAGATGCGAAAGGCAATGGACGACCAAAAGAGACAAATTGATGAGCTGACCGAATTCTCTCAGTACTTGCAAAAGCAGGTAACGACGGAAAAGACGCCGCAGCCACAAGCAGAGCAAGAGCCAGAACCCTGGGAAGGGCTGGCAAGCGATGAATGGGCTACTGTAGAGGTCACAGACAAGCTAGCGCAGCGACGAGCTGAGGAAGCGGTAAAACGCGCCCTAGAAGCCGAAAAAGCACGCCAGCAAGAGCAGCAAGTTAAGAAGTATGCGGAGGATTCCGAGTCTAACTTGCGAAAAGAGTTCACCGATTTTGATCAGGTCGTCACGAAGGAAAATGTTGAATATTTGAAGGCTACAAAGCCCTATTTGGCACAAGTACTAGCTACAGCAAGCAATGACCCGTACGCACAGGGAAAAGCAGCATACGAGTTCATCAAGCAAAATTGTCCAGCCGCTCAAGTAGCCAAGGAAAAGGAGCTTGTTGATCAAAATGCTCTTCGACCTGGAAGTATGGATGCCTCGGCACCGATGCGAACTCAGGAACATGATCCGTTGCGGATGACCCCCGATCGTCGTAGTCAGCTTTGGCAAGAAATGCAGCAGTTAGCACGCGGCTAAATCGGGACAAGTGGCCTTCCTAAACAGGAATCAGCCATGACAGTTACCACAAGTACGCTAACCGCTGCAGTCGCGCAAAGTTTCGCGATGAAGCTTTTAAGCGTTCCAACTCCATATAATATCCATAAGATTCCAGCAGATTTCCAGCAGATGCCTAAGAATGGTGGTACAACGTTGCGTCAAAGACGTTACAACGCACTACCTACGTCTACTGTGCCTCTTGGAAATAGCGGGATCAACCCACCACCAACACCGTTAACAGCGGTTGATATTGACGCGAAGATGAGCTTCTACGGTCAATATATTATCTTAAATGAGCAAGTCACTTTGCAGGCTAAAGACCCTGTGTTGAACGAAGCAGCTAAGCGCCTAGGTGTTGCTCTTCGCCAGACAGAGGACGAGCTTACACGTAACATGCTTGAGTCCACAGCGTCATTTATCAACTGCGTAGGCGGCGTAAATGGTGACAACCCAACTGAAATCGCTCGCAGTGATATCGACGATGTAGTGAAGACTTTGCAGAATGCAAATGCTTACATGATCAGCGATTCTATTGAGGGAGACGATAAGTTTGGTACTGCGCCAGTTCGTGACGCTTACTTTGCTATGGGTTCTTCTCAGCTAATCGGTGACCTTGAAAATGTCCCTGGCTTCATTGCTAAGGCGCAGTACCCTAACCAAGACAAAGCTCTACGTGCAGAGTGGTGTTCGATCGGCAACGTTCGCGTACTTCTTTCAAGCATTGGCTCGGTTAGCTCTGCAGCATCTACAAACGGTGCAGACATTTACAATATCTTTGTTGCTGGTTTGGAAGCGTATCAGTGCATCGAGCAAGATGGTTATTCAGCACAGTTCATCTACCGCCCACCTATCTTTTCCGGACCTTTGGCCCAGAATGCTAGCGTTGGCTACAAGTTTGCTGAAGTGCCACGTATCACTAACGACGCTTGGATTATCAATCTACGCGCCACGCTATCGGTATAAGGAGGCACATTATGAGTTCAGTAGTAGCAAGCGGAAGCTTCACGTCAGCAGGAGCTGTAAAAGATATCGCACTTCGAAGCGATTTCGACATTTTCGAATGTTATAACTACACACAGGCAGCAACAACACAGACAACGGGTCGCGGATGCGCTTTCCGTTGGCAGCGTGGTTTTGCGGATAACGCTGGTATGATGTGGACAAAGGAAGACTCTGGGAACGCACTTGATCTTGAAGTGATTACTTCTGGTGGTTTCCTACGTGTTGACGAGAGTGTGCAAGCACCCGAAGCGGCAGTAACAGGAACAGCGATTACAGCAGCTAATCCAGCAGTTGTAACAGCAACTTCTCATGGTTACGCTGTGGGTGATCGTGTTCGTATTGGTGGTTCAACAGGAATGTTGCAGATTGGCGGCTATGAATTTACGGTAACAGCAGTAGCGGACGCTAACACGTTCACGCTGGGTTACCTAGATGCATCCGGATTCGCAGCAGCGGCAACAGCATTAAGCGCCCGTCGTATTCCTAATGATCCTCTTTACGCTCCATCGAAAAATTGGATTACAGGAATTTCTCAAGCAGCCTCTGCTGTTGTGACACTTTCTGTAACACACGGTCTAGCTGTAAACGATGAAGTTCGTCTGTCTGTACCTGCTGCTTGTGGCATGGTAGAAGCTGATGGACTTGCTGGTAAAGTTACTGCAGTAGCGACAAACACTGTAACTCTAGACATCGATTCTAGTGGCTTCACAGCGTTTGCTCTTCCTGCTTCTGCTTCTGCAGGATCACCAGCGTTGCTCATTCCTTTTGGAGTGGATTCAACAAACAGCGTTGCACAAGCGCTAGATAATGATGCCCAGATCCTTATGCGTCTGGGTGCTGGAGCTGATGGGCCTGCTGGATCATCTTCAGATGTTATCTATTGGGAAGCTAAAAAATCCCTAGTGAACACTAACGAGTAAGCACTCGGAGCGGGGGTTAGAGATGCCCCCGCTTAGCAAACAAGAGGAATATATGGGACAACCAAAAAAACAGGTTGCAACCGCGGTAATGGAAGCGCCAGAGATGGAAACTCCAGCAATCAAAGTTGAAATGACACCAAGAGAACGTGACATGAAGATGGTTAAAGGCCGTTTTCGATGTTTTGAGCCTCAGGGTGGCAATGTGAGACTAGCTTACCGAAAGCATAAGGGTGAGCCAGTACGTACATACACAATGGAAGATGGTGAGATCTACGAGATCCCATTCGGGCTAGCTACATATTTACGTGATCAGTGCTGTTACTATGAGCATGGGCATATCATGGACAAGAATGGTGCTCCACTGATTGACCGACGAAACAAACGTATCGATCGAATGACATTCGAACCCGTAGGATTTAGTTTTGACGGCGAACTTCACTCCTGATGCCTACGAGGTGACAGATGTAACGAGAGCACTACAGGCAATCGTTACCACGTCAGAAGACCACGGTTATTCCGTAGGATGGACGGTGCGGCTTATCGTGCCGGCAGATCACGGAATGAACATCCCTTATATCGCTGCTCAGGTTGTAGAAGTCCCTGCAAGCGATCAGCTTACACTAGACCTTGACACAAGGAACGAATTAGCTTTCACTGTACCTGGATTCAGTCCAGCTCAGGTAGCACAAATAGTGCCCATTACAGGGATAACAGAAAACTTGGCGGTATAGATGACATCGACTCTTACTCAGATAAAAAAGAAGGTCCGCAGGCTTACCGCCTCTCCTGATCCAACCCAGCTTAGTGACGCAGATATTGAAGAGTACATAGACACGATGTACGCCTATGATCTTCCGGCTCACTTAAAGCTTTGGAAGCTCCGAGACAAGTACACCTTCTTTACGGAAGTAGGAGAAGACAAGTACAGTCCGGACACTACCCTTTACAATACATTCCAGCAGCCCGTTTACATAGACGGTGTTGAATCGTTCTATTCGCAGTCGGAATCAGAGTTTTTTCGACTTTGGCCAAAGGTCAACTTTGAGGAAACGCCATCTACTGGAGACGGTTCGGCAGTCTACACGTTTACGCTTACCGAAAAGCCAGTACTAAGACGACAGGTAACCATTACTGCCATTGATTCGACAGGGGCACAACAAATTGCTCAAGACAACGGATCCGGTGGGTTTACGGATGCAGACGGTACAGCCCTAACTGGAACTATCGACTATACGACAGGCGTTGTAACAGGGCTTACATTTACGGCGACCATTGACGCAGGAACCTCTATCTTTGCTCATACGGTCCCAGTCAATAGGGCTAGGCCTACCTCTCTTCTCTACTTTAACGATGCGTTCTATGTGAGACCCGTCCCAGACAAGGCGTATAGAGTTGAGATCGATGTATATCGCAGACCGTCGCAGCTTCTTGAAGATATACATCGATCTCAACTCTATACGCCTTGTCTGGGACGGGTCTC